AATTGTTGTCTCTTGTGCAGCGTAGACGTCTAGACCAGCTGAGCCTGGAGTTGCCTGGGTGAGCTTGCCTGTGTATTTAAGTTCCATATCTGTGTCTTCCGTTTACTGCATTGGCTAGTGATCGTAGAGTCTGGCCTTTATAGCCAGAGTAATAGTGCACTGGTGGTAACAAGTGGGGGCTGTGGATCGTAATGGTCCAAGTTGTGCCCTCTGCGTCTTTGTCTATGCTTAGCGTTTGGCCTCGTGCATAGACCTGGGTGGCCAGGGTCTCGATTGAGTCAGCCATGGCGGTTTACTTGGCCGGTGCGCGTGTGTCCCGCGTAGCTTAGCGTAAAAAACGCGGTGTTGTCTTCTATACGGTAGGTTAGCTTGCGCTTGGCTCGCTGGTTTTGCTCCACAAGATCATCCATAAATTGAGCCAGTGTTGTCTTAGCCGGAACACTGTTGGCTTGTGGTAGTCCCATATAGCTACGTCCAAAGGTTACCTTGTAAGTTATTTGCGGTCCTCGGTGTCTGTTGCCGCGATTAGTTACTACTCCGACAAATTCTCTGGTGGTCATGGGTCTCTCCTGTCGTACCATGCTAGAAAGCCTAGGCAAATGGCAAATATGATGCCGCATAGCAAAATTAGTTCAATTGTGCTCATCTAGGATATCTCCCCAGTGTCTGTACATTGCGTCCGCAATTTTGCCAGCAGCATTGCGGTGCAAGATTGTGTAAACGTCTGGGTAACGTCTTGAGCCGGTGGATTCAGTCACTAGGCCAAGGTTTGTGTCTTCTAGCCATAGTTCAGCTAGGACCGACGGGCAGTCTATTTCTTGATAAGCATACTCCAAGAACTGTCTCTGGATTTCCATCTCTGGAAGGTTGTTACAGCCGATTACTTGCAAGTGATTTTCCACGTAGGTCTTAGCGTCTGTGATTAAATCGTCAATTAGCATTGTCTTTCCTTTTCGTTCTGATGTGCAACCATATCGCAAGCAGTCCACCCATACAAGCTCCAAGGCACCAGCTTGCGAACAACATTGAGGCAATAGCTAGCCAAATAAAGGTGTCACTTTCGATCATTGTCTTCCCATTCTTTTCTAAGGCGTTTCTCTTCTTCTAACAATCGCGCTTTTATACCCTCATCATATGGGTCAAACGGTGGATTGGCTAGCACATAACCTAAAGACATAGGAAAGTCGAACCTAGGCTTCCTTAGCATTTCTTCAGCTTTTGCGTAGCCTTTAGAAAAGTCGTTCCTATCTGTCATGTTAATTTGTCCACTTGAATTGTTACACTGTGTCCAGACGATGGCTCGCTTGTCCAGCCTTCTAGGCCGATTAGTTCGGCTTGGTTACAAGCATTGAATATTTCTTGATGATAAAGATAATCATCGTCAACATCTTCTCCATTTTCAAAGCGCAACCAAGCTTCGGCCCAACGTCTAGTGTCTTCTGGAGTTAGACCAGATATGATTTGCTCCATTGCAAGCTTGGCTTTTTCTGCGCTTTGCTCGCAAATCCAATCGTAAGTCTCAACGTTTATTTTATACATTCTAAGTATTCCTCATAGTCTGCAGCAAGTTTTTTCATTATTGCGGTATTTTCTGTCATGTATTCTATACATTCTAAGTATTCTTTCAAACACAATCGAAAGCCCATTTCATATTGTTCTACAGTCAAAGCTAGGCTAGCTAGAGCCTTTTCTACGTCATAATTTACATCAAGTAGTTTTTCTTCTGCGTCCGCATAGCCTCGCAGAAAGTCTTCTTGTTCCAATGGTGTCATTGTCTAACCTTTCTATTATTGCGTAGAACCATACGCGCAGCTTTTAGCCTTTGCTTGTCTGTTTCCGTATTGAGCCAAGGATGCAAGCTTAAAGCTTTCACCATGTTTCGTAGTGCCCACGTTGGTTGTCGTCCTGTTATCTTTTTTGCTTCTTCTAGTGTCATTGTCTCAGCTCCTTAATGCTTAGGGTAAATTACATGCTTAACGTCGCGGCTCCAACATGCGCGGCAATCCTTACAAGCATTACCCTGATTGCGCGCGGGACAAGTAGCCTTGGATTTATCGCGCGTTACGCCGCTAGTGTTAGCATAATTAGGTGCTGGTCCGTCAATCTTGGAAGCGCTAACACGAATAGTTAGGTTATCCGGTATTTTGTCTTTACAAGCTTCCACAAATTGCCGCTCTTGAGTAGGTAGCCAATGCATCACGCGCGGCGTCATTCTGCATACTTCAATAATAGCCTCTAGCATCTCAACAGACTGTAAATCGCCGCTGTCAAACCAACGATGATAACCATCGGCGTTATATCTCATAATTTGAAAAGCCATAGCTTGTGCCCATTGCTCAGGCTCCGATGCTTCCCACTTAGCCAGGTTTGCTTTCCATCCCATATTGACGCTAGGCCGCATCTTTTGGAGCTTGCGAGCGTAGCAACCATGGCATGGAGTGCCTTCAATCTTGGCCAGCTTAGATCCTTTAATGCAAGCGAATGCATCTATTGCGTAGCTTGTACCGGGCATCTTAGTATTGCGGTTTGATATCTCTCCAAGAGCCTTGGCTTCTTTAACTAACATTGCGTAATCCTCCGCGTTTGTTTGGTACTTAATTATGCTTAGCGTTCCAACGTTTGCGAGCGTCATATTCTAATTGCGTAGGCTCTTGCCCATCTGCCAGTTTTAACTTGCAAACATTGTCTTCTAAATAGTCCGCGTAATCTAGTAAGACTGAGCCGCCTAGCTCATAGCATTTAGCTACTAATTCTTTTAAATCTTTGATTTGCTCTTGACTCATTGTGTCGTTTCCTTTCGTTTCAATGTGTCTTTTATAAGCTACAATCTTACCTGGAGCTATAGCTACATTGCATACCAGCCATGCGTTTAATGCATAGCTAGCTTTCTAATTAAATCAATTAGTTGTTACATTATAACATTACTCAAATCATATACCTTTCGCACACTCTCGCACTCACTGGAAATTTTCCAACATTGTCCAACATTGAACACCATTGTCACAATTGTTAGCCTTGGCTAACTTGTACAACATTGTGCAACATTGTTTCCTGATACAATCAGCATACTAATTGTAACCTATGCAACAATTAGGTTCCTAACGTTTGTTTCAGTTTTGTTCCAATGTTGTGACCCCCCCGGTGTTTTTATTTATATTTATGTCCATTGGGTCCATTTTTGGGGGAAAAGTAAAAATCCTTGGACCTCTATTGACAACATTGTCCAAACATTGTACAATAGAAGTAAATACCAGGAGTATTTTCATGGCTCGTAGACAGGCTAACCTTTGGGCTAACTACCGTAATCCCAAGGAACTAGAAGAAAATCTCACGGAAAAAGAACAAGCGTTTGTAGAGGCCCTGATTGACCAAAAGCTCGAACCTGAAGCAGCGTTTGACGCGGCTGGCTACACCGATAATTCTAACAAGCGCCGCCCTCGTGCTCTCATGCTGCAGCGTTACCTATGGAGACATATCGAGAAGCGTATACAATCCCGCATTTCTGAAACTACTACGCTTGCTCTAAACGTCCTAGAAGACCTGATGCGTACAGCGGAGTCAGAGAACGTAAAGCTCAACGCAGCCAGAGACCTCCTAAGCCGAGCTGGCTACGACGCTGTCCACATGGTCAAACAGGAAACTACGATCAAAGAAGCTTCCGAGATGACCGACCAAGAACTAGACAAAGCTATACAAAACTTAATCACCGACGACAAAGTTGTCCCCTTAAAGTCTCGTAAATGAACAGCAAGACACAAGCGTTAAAACTTCTAGAAGAAAAGAAGCGTAGAGTACTCACAACCCGTATTGCCCAATATGATCCCTACGCGTACCAACGTAGGTTCCACGCAGAGGGACAAGAGTGTCCACAGCGGATCTTAATGGCGGCAAACCGGGTAGGAAAAACCTTTTGCGGAGCAGCGGAAACCGCCTACCACATGACGGGCGAGTATCCAGAATGGTGGGAGGGGCACAGATTTGACAAGCCGGTGCGTGTCTGGGCCGCTGGCGAGTCCAACGACACAACCCGAGACATTATCCAGAAGGAGCTTTTCGGCCAGCCGCAGGACCCCGGCCAGCTAGGATACGGCGCAGTACCGCTCAAGAACATAGTAGATACCATACGAAAGCCAGGTGTACCTAACGCGTTTAGCGCAGCCTTGGTCAAGCATAAATCAGGCGGTAATTCGCAAATAAGTTTCAAGGCGTACGAACAAGGCTTCGAAAAGTTCATGGGCGAAGCCATAGACGTTGTATGGCTAGACGAGGAACCAAGGCACGAAATTTTTAGCCAGTGCATCACCAGAACCGCCGATACAAACGGCATCGTATATATGACATTTACACCGGAACGCGGGATGACAAGCGTTGTCTCTTCGTTCTTGAACGATCTTAAACCAGGCCAGAGCTTGGTAACTGCAACATGGGACGACGTTGACCACCTAGACGAGAAGACAAAGGAACAACTGCTAGCCGTCTATAGCCCAGCAGAGCGGGACATGCGCTCTAAGGGCATACCGGTATTCGGCTCAGGACTTGTCTACCCGGTCAAAGAGGAAGACATCGTCTGCGACGACTTTGAACTGCCAAGTCACTTCCGGTGCTTGGCGGCTATTGATTTTGGATATGACCACCCCACGGCTATAAGCTGGGCAGCTTTTGACCCAGACGACGACGTGATCTATGTGTACGACGAGTACCGTCGCAGCAAGGAGACACCACTGACCCACGCTGCGGTGATAAACTCCAGAACACCTGGACTACCTGTAGCGTTCCCTCACGACGGTCTACAGCACGACAAAGGCAGCGGGATACAGCTCGCGCAACAATACAGAGACCTGGGCGTCTACATGCTCCCTGAGCATTTTTCTAACCCACCGGTCAACGGAGCAAAGAATGGAAATAACTCAGTTGAAGCTGGAATTAGCGAGATCCTACAGAGATTCGAGACTGGCCGTCTACAGATTTTTAGCTCGTGTCAAGAAACGCTTGAGGAACTGCGGCTCTACCATCGTAAGAACGGTAAAGTCGTTCCGATAAAAGACGACTTGCTCAGCGCTATGCGCTACGCTGTGCTCTCCGTGGAACGCTTTGGAGAACGCTCTAAGAACAAAACGCACTACCGGCGGTACGAGTTCGATAAACCGATACAGTACTCAAACGCGGGGATTATTTAATGGCTCTTGAACTATCAGACGACGAAATCCTTGCACTTGTAGACTCCGAGATCAACGGCAGCACGTCGTACCTTGACTCCGAGATTGCTAACCAGCGCGAAAAAGCGATGGAGTATTTCTACGGGGAACCCTTTGGCAACGAAGAGGACGGTAGATCTCAAGTCGTAGTCACCGACGTACAAGACACCATCATGTGGATGATGCCTACGCTGATGCGCGTATTCACCGCTGGTGACAACGTTGTTAGCTTTGAGCCAGAGGGGCCAGAAGACGAGGAGGTAGCAGAGCAGGCTACCAACTATATAAACCACGTGTTCTACCACCAGAACGATGGGTTCATGGTCCTGTATAACATGTTCATGGACGCGCTAATCCAGAAGACAGGCGTGGTCAAGCACTACTGGGAAGAGCTAGAAGACATCACCAGCGAGAGCTACCAGAACCTCACCGACCAAGAATACAACCTGCTTCTGCAAGACGACGAGCTAGAGCTAGACCAGCACACCGAGCGCACCGAGTACCGTCAAGCCATAGACCCTGCCAGCGGCGAGGTGATCCAGGTAGAAGAAACCGTGCACGACGCGGTGTTTATCCGCAGGTCTACCCAGGGCAAAGTAACTATAGAAAACGTACCACCGGAAGAGTTCCTGATCAACCGTGGCGCTAAGACCATAAACGACGCCAGGTTCATCTGCCACCGCTCGACCAAGAGCCGGAACGACCTGATCCGCATGGGCTTCGACGAAGAGCTAGTAGAAAGCCTCCCCGCCTACAGCTCTGGCGCTAGCGACGTAACCACCAGCCCAGAGTACATGGCCAGACACTCCTACGATTCTAGCCAAGTATCTCCTAGTGAATCCTCCGCAGAATACGATCAGCTCGTAGAAGTCTACGAGTCCTATATGAACTTAGAGATAGACGATTCTGAAATCGCTGTGATGCACAAGATCACGCACAGCGGTAAAGAAATCCTAGACATAGAGCCGATAGACTACAAGCCGTTCAGCGCTATCTGCCCACTGCCTATACCTCACAAGTTCTACGGTCTGTCTATCGCGGAACTTATCCAAGACGTACAGCTCATACGCAGTACCCTGACCCGTAACTTGCTAGACAATATGTACTTGGCCAACAACGGTAGGTTCCAAGTGGTCGAAGGGCAAGTCAACATCGACGACCTGCTGACCAACCGCCCAGGCGGCATCGTACGCACCAGATCGCTGAACGCTCTCCAGCCTATCCAGACACCTGCTCTGCAGAACTACTCGTTCGAGATGCTAGAGTACTGGGACAAGATCAAGTCTGGACGCACCGGCGTAAACCCATCTACGCAGGGCCTCCCCGCCGATGTGCTAAAGTCGCACGTAACCGCAGGTGCAATCACCGGTGCTCTGAGTAACGCACAGGGTCGCATCGAGCTAGTAGCGCGTATCTTTGCCGAGACCGGCGTACGCGATATGTTCAAGTCGA